CAACTTACACGCTTGTTCTGTAGAAGAACACGCAAGTCTGCACAAAGAGATGGGACAGCCATGGGCTGCTAACCTTATCCTAAAACAGCACAGGTACCTCATTGATGGAGACCAACATCCTTTGTTTGGCAAGTCTCATTCACAAAATACTAAAGATAAGATATCTAAGACATTGACTGGATCCACTGCCTCACCAGAGACTAAAGCCAAGATGTCTGTATCTCATAGAGGAAGAGTTGGTATTCCTCACTCCGAAGAATCTAAGAAGTTAATCGGAGAGAAGTCAAGATTAAAAAAGGGCATGACTTACCATATGAATGCCGTGACTTGTCCACATTGTAGTGTGACAGGTAAAGGTGGCAACATGGGAAGGTATCATTTTAATAACTGCAAACACAAGGAGTAGCTCATGGACAGGATTGAATTGTTTAAGAAGTTCTATGTTAACAGCTCCAATCACAAAGATGTAGACCCTAACGTCTGGATGCTAAACTATATTATAGATCGTATGGAGATGAACCAACAACAAGTGTTGTGGCTTTGTTTCCTTAACGCAGTCACTTATCATGCTCCTACCGCTTTGGTCATCTGGAATGAATTCCCAGATCTAGAGTGTGCAGGTATTGAAAGATTGACCGAATGGTGGACAAAGGAAACACAGCTTCGTCTACCTTTCCAGTCAGACAAACTGAAGCAACGTAGACATCTACCTGAGACTGTAGCATCCTACAAGGCAATGGTGGGCAAAGACCAGAAGGCATACTTCGACGGCCTACTTAACAGCTCTCCAGAACAGAACTTCGAGGTATTGTGGACAGAGGCTTATGCTCCAATCAGACACTTTGGTCGGTTCTCTGTATGGAACTGGGCACAGACTTTGTCACAGGTTGCAGGTTACGACATCGAACCAACTACCTTATTCTTAGGAGATAAGAACGCAGAATCCATTACACATGGTGCATGCTGGGTGCTTGGTAAAGAGAAGGAATGGGCATACAAGAACCGATGGAAAGATGAGTCGGGGAAGAAGCATAAAGACATTCATAAGTTCTCGGAAGATGAGAAGACTTACCTTGAAACAGGCATCAGGTCTGTCATGGAAGAGATCAAAACAGAACATCCAGACATACTAGTAGACGCTTTTAACGTTGAAACTGTTATGTGTGCGTTCAAGAAGCTATTCAGGCAAAGAGACTCACGATATGTGGGTTACTACCTCGATAGACAGAGCCTAGACATCGATAAGACTACACTCGGCCATTGGGTTGGGGTTGATTGGATGCTTCTCTGGGACGCTCGTACGGAGCTCCTACAGAAGGAGTGGCTTAACTCTTACATAGATAAAGATAAATTTAAACTTACTGTTGAGGAGAAGATAGCATGAAGAATTACATTGGTATCCTAGGCAGTTGTGCGACAGGAAAGTCCACACGACTTAACCTGTTCGTCGATTACCTAGACACAGTAGCACAAGTACCTTACCAGAATCACGACTACACTTTTGTCAAAGGCGAGAAGACTATCACCATTAAGAATGCTGGTCGTGCTTACGCTAATGGTGTCTATATCGTTGGTAATAAGACCAAAGCTGGCAACTGGGTTGGTGCTGACTATACGTTCGGCAAGCTTGGCGACAAGGCATCTATCTACGGATTCTTGGAAGCAACAACTGAGACTCACAACACTTTCATCGTTGAGGGTTACTTTGCAGTAGGTGGTGGATTCCTTCGACCAGACGCTTTGGCTCCTATGTTCGACAAAGTCAGTCAGTACTATTTCCTTTATGATAACCTCCAACAATACGTGGAGCGCACTGAAGGTCGCACAGGCAAGACTTGGGTTGAGCGTGGTAAAGATGCAGAGAAATCAGCTGGTTGGAAGTCTAATCAAAGTTTTACATCAGGTATGAAAAAGGCCATAGCTGGCTGTCGTTCTGATGATAAAATCGTAAAAGTTGATTATACCAAAAATAAATATTTCTTCGTAAATGAATTTAAGGACTTTATATGAGTAACAAAAGGTTGCCCGTTGAGGGCTTCTCAAACTACTGTATTGATGTATCGAACCATCGGATATTCAACAAACATGGCAACTTGATTAAGCCAATGATTGACTCCAAAGGTCGAAGTTGTGTCCGCATGGTCAACGATGAGGGTAAGCGCAAAACTCTAGTCTTGGCCACGATAACACGCAAACTGGGAGGGATTCGCTCTGAACGAGAGGAGAACACTGTCACTTTGTTAAAGTCGTATTACCATTTAATCCATGCTATATCGGATTTAAAGTACAGCGATTACTGGATTAGTGCCTTAACTAATTCTAATCCTACCATTGAGAAGCATGAAATAGAGTACTTTGTCTACAACATGCGGCCAAACAAAAGGCTTTAAACGGATGCCCTTTTGGCTCAAAACACTGTATTATGAATAGATAACACGAGGTCACGATTTGATTTACAACATTTACTATTCATGCTAAAGCTGAGCCCAAGGGGATGCTTTACGCTGTATAAGCAACTATCAGCCTGTTCTAAGTAGGGAAATATGATCAGGGTTAAATCCCTTGATATACTACCAATGGGGTAGCGAGTTTGCTTATTGGTCGGTTAGAGGTCATCCGACTACGTACAAAAACCTCTCCTAATTTAAAAAAGATAGCTATACTGGCTTTCTTATGAAAAACAATAAGACGCTAAAGGTGCTATTATGAAGACTAATTATTACAAGAAAGATAAATCGAACTATGCTTTTTATATCCAAAGTGGAGAAATGAAGCAAGTCGTAGAGAACATTACCGATCCTACTCCAACGATTTTTGAAGACACATCATCAGTTGAAGTACGCTTTAATGTCCTTATCGAAGATAATGAGAGCTTCATGAAGTATCACGCCTTAGACAAGTTTATCGGCAAATCCATCACAGTTGGTGTTATGTACGGTAGCGGTATTGAACTTAAATCCTCATTCACTGTGGACGCTTATGAACGTAGGTTCGGAAGTGGCAAAGGTCCAATCATCACTCATGTGTTCCAAGGCAGTAAGAGATTTTGAGGACAGTTGAGCCTCATCCGAATAAGAACTTACCTAGACATCAGGTCTGGAAAGATGAAGACATATATCAGTGTATACATTGTAGTAAGATGTTCTCTTCAGAGATGACAGAGCCACATATCAAACAATGCACTAAAAAGAATAAGCCGTCATAGCTCAGTTGGTAGAGCAATTCACTTGTAATGAATAGGTCATGGGTTCGACTCCTATTGACGGCACCACTTAATACGCCCACCAAGCCTATCTAATTAGAAGCTCAAATTGTGTGGGCTTTCGAGATATGAAGGAGATCAGTATGAGTATTGAATACAGAGGCGAAGTCTTTTCTGGCTACAATAAACCGAAGCGTACTCCTGATCATCCGACTAAGTCACACGTAGTGTTGGCTATGGAAGTAAAGGAAGGTGGTGGTGGATCCACTGTCAGAATGATTAGATTCGGTGAACAAGGTGCATCAACTGCTGGCAAACCCAAAGAGGGCGAGTCAAAAGCAATGAAAGCTAAGCGTGCATCATTTAAAGCAAGACATGGTAAGAACATAGCAAAAGGTAAAATGTCTGCTGCTTATTGGTCTGACAAGGTTAAATGGTAGGAGATTATTATGGAAGTATTAAATTTTTTAGGTAACTGGGCAGTGTGTATCGTAGGTACGATTGTGGTTGTTACAGCATTCGCTGCTTGGTGTGTAGTTATCTCCAACTGGTGGGAATCGCGCAATAAACGTTAAATGATAAGGAGGTAGTAATGAGCGATTATAGAGATTTGACAATCGATTTAGGTACTACTCCTAACGATGACATCGAGTTTAACACAGTTGGTTCTGAACTAGAGCTTATTGAATTCCGTGCTATACAAGACTTGTTAAGAGAAGATTACAGCTTATCGATGGATATTCAGGAAATATCTGATACCATGGAAGATGCTGGAATAACACTTCAAGACTGGGTGTGGGGTTCTGACATGATGATACATGAAGCAATCTACGAACATCTATCTGAGGAAGAATAACCATGGCTATCACAACAACATCGAATATCGATTGTGTTAGACAAAGTGGGTTAAGTGTCACTATCCGTGACCTTGAAGAGCGCATAGCTCACCTTAACACGTACAAAGAAGACACTGATACAGGTGCGCTTGAAAGAACTCTGAACAGTCTCAGACAACAGCTCAAGCGCGAATTATCAATCGCATAGAAGGAGATACCTCATGCAATGGCGTAAAGATGTAGCAGAGGATGTCAGTAAAGAAGACCTTCAAAGACAACTCGAAAGAATGACTAAGAAACTCCAGAGTGCTGGAATAGAAAACGAAGATGACCTCTACTTCACAGAGTCTGATGGTCACAAGAATTACGATAAGAATCCTAATGGTAAGTACAAGAGAGGCCATTCACCTGCGCTTAAGAAGCAGCAGTCTATGTGGAAGGATGATCCAAGTACACGTCCAACAGGTGGTCGTCCAAAGGGTTCGAAGAACAAGAAGACATTGCGTCAAGACTTGGTAGATAAGGGTATGTTAACTCCTGCTGAATTTCTTGCTAGCGTAATGAATGATGAAGATCAAAACATGAAGATACGCCTCAGAGCAGCTGAGTCAGCAGCACCTTACTATGACGCTAAACTGTCCTCTGTAGAGATGCATACTGATGAGGAAAACATATCTCCATTCAACATTATAATGGCCACTGGTACAGACACTTCGAAGCTTATTGAAAGTGCTATGACAGTGTGTAACCAATGTGGTAATTCACCATGTAAATGTGACGATATGGAAGCATTAGAGGATGCCTCTTTTGATGACGACGAGTACGTCTTAATCACAGATGAATCAGATGAAGAGATCAACGATAATGACGACACGTAAGCATACCGAAAAGAACTTCATCCGTGTACTGTACAGTCCGTACTATGTATACCATGAAGGCATTGAATCCGTTATCCAAAGGGATATACAAGGGCTTATCGAAGAGCATGATAGTGATGTCTGGACACCTAGCGATAGCACGATAATCGAAGTAATAGATGGTAGAGCATACGGTCGTACTGAGATATATCGAGCTATAGATGTCGAGGCATAACACGCTCCGAACAGTGTTACATGTTCTGTTAGTATACCTGACTGCTACTTAAAAGACTTTAAAAGATTTTAAAAGATAAAGTAAAAACTCTACTAACGTAGAGAAAGAAAACTACTAAGGATATCAATACTTAATAGATACTAACAAATACTTCCACTAATACTTACAGTACATTGTAAAGGTATTACTACTTAACATTACTAACTACATTACTACTTACATTACTACTAAATGTAATAGTATTTGTACTAAGTCTTAGACGTACCACGTACGAATACACTACTGCAGATATGTAATCATATATCATAGCAGATATCGATATGTAATACTGTATGTCACAGTACATGTAAAGCGTGTCTATTACCACTAGCCTCCAGCGATATCTCCCTACACATTAGCATACATTGAGACACACGTCCGAATACTCTCCACATACACGTCCAAGCATCCTCCAAGTACATGTCCACATACACTCGTCAACACACATGTGTTCGACAGTACCTCGACATGTACTAATACGATTGTGGGAGTGTGCGTAAGAGTATGTGTTAGCTCTGTCTCAGGGCAATGGGAGGGTACATGTACACGTCTCTCTTACAGAGGGAGAGGAGAGGAGAGGAGAGAGTACAGGCTATGTGCAGTATGTCAGAGGGTACGTCACAGTGCATGTGGACTGCACAGCAGGACATTGGACTCTGTCCATTGGGGGGTACGTGCGAGGGTGCGAGGGTGAGGGGAGGAGGGGAGTAGTATCCTAATGACCCCCCCTTTGCCTCCAAACGCCCTTTACTACCACGCTAGTATTTTTGTAGAATTTGAAAATGTTAGACATTACCACATGTACTCCAAAGCCTACTCCAACACACGTTCCATAGTGTACTCCAAAGAATCCTCCACAATAGAGGCGTCTTTAGAATACATTCAAAGCAATGTAACAGTAACTAATACAAGTTGTCTCTTCAGGTGTATCTTCGATACGACGATAGACGACGAGACACGCTCCTAGCTGTTCCAAGTAAGCTGAGAGATAACTAACTTAACTGAGGTATCTGACTATGATGAAGAAGTATATAACAGTACACGAGTCGCACGTTATGACACAAGATGTCGAGTGTGCTACAGAAGTATTGGCAACCGTAATAGCGGCAGGATATCGCAGGTCTGAGATTGACAATTACAACCAGATGTACACCAAAGCGTACGCCTCTACTGCTCCGCAAGAAAAGCGAGTAGTCTACGTACGATACGCTCCTAAAGGTACTACAGCTAACCCTGTATTCAGTGATGATATTATCCTGATTCTTCTATCCGAAGGATGGCATATGCCTCATCATGCCGTACTAGGAACAGGGTCTACGATCTTATGTAAAGAGAGTGAAGGACATGAAGAAGAAGTAGCAGTAGACGTTACACCTCAACCTGAGATGGAAGCTGAAACTCCTACTACTGATACCTACTAATAACAGATAAAGAGCCACTGGCCTGTCTGTATAGAGAATATATCATATGGACATTAATTTAACAGAGCCTCAGACAAGTGTGTTTGGGGACACTACGAGATTTCGCGTCGTATGCGCTGGAAGACGTTTCGGTAAATCGTTCCTATCTGGAGCTGAGTTACTTAACGCTGCCATCGGAGTAGACAAGAAAACAAACAAGCCTTTATCTAAGCAGACTGTAGTATACATTGCACCAACATTTGCAATGGCTAAGCAGATCATGTGGGTATGGCTAAAAGAATACGCTCCTAAGAGTTACATCAAAAAGACGAATGAGTCTGATATGCTTATGGAGTTTAAGAATGGATCAACGATCTATCTAAAATCCGCAGAAAACTACGATTCCCTTCGGGGTTTGTCTTTGAGTTTCGTCGTTCTAGACGAGGTGGCCGACATCGCACCAGAGTGTTGGAGTCTAGTTATAAGACCAGCACTATCTGACCAAGAAGGTGACGCTCTTTTCATCGGTACTCCGAAAGGCACTAACCATTTCTATGATTGGTGGCTCCAAGGTAAAGGTTCACGTAAAGCGTGGAAGTCTTGGGCATACACTACACTGCAAGGTGGAAACGTAAGCGAAGAGGAAGTTGAAGAATCTAAGCGAGACTTGTCTCCAAGGGATTTCCAACAAGAGTACATGGCAAGCTTCGAAGCGTTAAGCAACAGAGTTGTGGACATGTTCGACAGAGACCTAAACGTAATGCCTGTTGGCGATATGGGTGGAGAGATACTAATCGGTATGGACTTCAACGTCTCACCAATGACAGCTGTTGTAGGAAGTAGAGTAGGAGACCAGTTACATATCTGGCATGAATACTATCAACAGAACTCCAACACTAGGTATCTTATGGATGCTATAGCAAAGGACTTTCCTAACCGAGAGATAACTGTGTTCCCTGACCCAGCTGGTAGAGCGAGGAAGACTTCCGCGATTGGCGGTGAGACTGACCACACTATCATAAGGTCATACGGGGCGAAGGTAGTATCCCCAAGTAAGTCTCCTCACGTAGCTGATGGATTGAACAATTTAAATACAATGATGTGCAATGGACAAATGGAGAGGCGAATCCTCATAGACCCTAGCTGCGAGAAGTTGATCAAGTCTTTAGACACTTGGACATACGCAGAGGATGAGAACGATTCTCGACCAGACAAGAAATCAGGAAACGACCACATGCCAGATGCTCTCAAGTATCTCGTATGGATGGAATTTAGAATGAATGGCGGTCAAGCACGCAATGTAAGAATTACAGGATTTTAGAAATGATATATGAATACGATTGCACAGAGTGTGATATCTCTGTAGAGAAAATACGAAGGATGAGCGAGAGGGAAGATCCCTTAGCTTGTGAATGTGGAGCAGCTATGTTACCTATTATTACAGGTGGTGCTGGCTTCAAGATTACAGGTGGTGGCGTAGCCTCTGCTGGTTATAAACATAATGGCCCTAAGATGAAGTACAAGAGAGGTCGGCCCGTTGGCCCACTCGACTCTAGATCTAGGGCTTTCGAAAAGAATAAAGACGAAGGTGCATCTTCGTATTATGGTCCAGGACAGGGTTCTTGGCTAGCACAGGACACAGTCCGACGCGACGAACATAATATAAAGAAAGAACACCACGGACTAAACTGATTTAACTGGGAGAGCATTTATGCCATCTATGATAAGTACAAAACACCCGTTACTGGTAGATAAACTCTCCCAAATCCGAAGAGCACGAGATGCCTTCAAGGGTACGGATTCCATAAAGGCTAGTCCTTTGGACGAAGACTATCTTCCTCGTCTTGGTGGACAGAGTGAAGAAGAATACGAGAACTACAAAAGACGTGCGGTATTTTACGCAGCGATGAATCGTACAGTTGTTGCTTTGGTTGGTGCGCTTTGTCGCAAACCTGCTCAAGTAGACAATGGTGAAATTCTTAAAGAGTTTATGAAAGATGTCACTGGCACTGGAATCTCGTTTGACGAATTCTTAAAGCGCATTGAGTCTGAGATTCTTATCTCTGGACGAGTGGTCGTCTGTGTTGACAGAATGGACAACGAGACAAATAGACCTTACCTGATTTACTACAAGTCTGAAGACTGTACTAACTGGTTCACTTCTAAGTCTTCAAGTTTCGCTCAGAGTTTAAACACTGTAGTATTTAAAGAGAGTTACTACGATTCAGATGAGAACAACGCTTATCTACAAGTCGTACGTGACCAATATCGTGAGTACGTTTTAGGAAATGATGGAACAGTAACCGTAAACCTACATAGACCTATCACTAAGACTGGAGGATTCCATTCTTCTGATACTCTAGAATACGTATTGCACGAAACTAAAACTATGACTAACCGAGGCAAGCCACTAGGTTTCTTACCTGTGACTATGGTTGTATCTTCTGGTGAAGACTACGAAGTACCTACTCCTCCTTTACTAGATTTGGTAGACGTGAACATCGCTCACTACCGTAACAGTGCCGATTTCGAGCACGGGTTACACTGGACAGCTTTGCCAACACCTTGGTTCTCAGGACTGAGTGACGCATCTGCTAACATTTCTATTGGTTCAGGTGCAGCTATTATACTTCCTGACCCTAGCTCACATGCTGGATTCTTAGAGTTTAGTGGTGCAGGTCTTACACAGATCTCTGGAGCATTGAAGCACAAAGAAGGTTTGATGTCTACACTAGGTGCTCGTATGTTGAGTTCTGGTATGGATCAATCAACCAGTGCCGAAGTTGTACGCATAAACGTATCTGGAGAGATCTCTGCATTGATAAATGTAGCTAAATCTGTAAGTCGTTGCATTAGCCGTACACTTAGAATGGTATCCTTATGGGAGAACCAGAAAGGTACCGAAGGTATTGAAGTTCACATAAATGAAGACTACGTTGACACCAAGTTAGGTGCTGCAGACATTCAAGCTTTACTTGGTGCTTACCAAGGAGGAGCATTGTCTCTCGACACACTTCTGTGGAACCTTGAGCAAGGTGAACGTATGCCTGTTGGTCGCTCCATTGAAGACGAGATGGCTCTCATTGACGTTGGTGCCGAGAAGGAAGCTGAAACAGCTATGGCATTCGAAGATGAAGGCGCAGGATACGCAGGAAACTTCTTCAACAGTGAAGCTGGTTCTAACGAAGACGATAACAACATTTAATAGTAGGAGGCCACATGGCTTTTTTAGATACGATCAAAGAGGGACTTGCGTCTCTTGAGAGTGGAATGAAAGACACTGCTCGTGAAGCCACAAACACTTCTGGTTTGCGAGGCTCAGCAGTCCGCAAAGAGAAGATGAAAGATTGGTCTCGGTCAAAGGAAGGAGTTGCTCTTATAGACGTAGCTCTTTCAGTCGGCCTTAGTGCTACTGCAGCTGCTACGAGTAGCGCAAACGCAGCTGAGAACTTTATCTTAGATGCATACGAGAAGAAAGATGAGTTAATGGATTTAGGTCGCAAGCTAGTAGACAAGAAGTCTTACGAAGCTGGTGAGAAAGCACTTGATCTCAAGTACGAAGTAGAGAAGTTTGTTGAAGATAACAACAAGACTTTCGGCAAAGCCGTTAAGAGTCTATCTATGTCTACTGCTGAGAAGATGCGTGCTGCTCAACCTGACACTGGTCCATCATTTCTTGATACCGTGAAAGAAGCTAAGGAGAGCTCAGTCGAGTTTACTTCTAAGCTAGTAAAGGAAGTATCGGCTAACGCTGAGACATTCAAGAAAGAGTTAAGCGATAAGCATGACATTAAAGTGTCAGCTATCGATATGATGCTTGAAAAAGCTGGCAACGATGTGGGTCAAGTGATGACTGACATTGCTGACTTAGCTAACAAGACTGCTGAAGAACTAGCAGCTATGGGTATCGTAAAGATTGAAGAGTATACAAGGAGAGATGGAGGCAAAGTGCCAACCCACTTCCGTAAACGCGCACGATAAGTAAAAACAGGCGTCTCTACTCCTACGGGAGTGGGGAACTGCTTGCTTACTTTACTAGATTCAGCGTAGCTAAGCGTTCTACCAAAAGGAGTTCGACTATATGGCTAAGAAAGACTTAACCAAAGTAATATCTGCAAGACGAAAGGTCTTAGATGGCGTATCGCAGAAGAGAGTTGTTGACGAGCTGTTAGATGAACTAACATTACACGCTCTACAGCTACAGCAGATAGCAAATAATCAAGATGTTGTACTAGGCAAATTCTACAAGGATTTGAGCGACGACCTTTTAGGTAAGGTGAACAAGTACGATTTCTCCAAAGCTAAAGGCAACAAGCTTAAAGCTAAACACATACGCAATCTCATGAAAGAGGGAACTCAATCGATAGAGAATGCACACAAACTAATTCAACAGGCTGTCAGAGATGGATTGATATCTGTAGGAGAATTAGAGACCCAGTTCGCGATAGGTTCTTTGAACAAAGCGGTAACTGGTACTGGTAGGGTTAAAATCGCCAGTGAAACATTATCTCCTAAGAAGATCAGTGCTATAGCTGACAACCTAATAGTAGAAGGTGTCCCCCAATCACAGGTGTGGAACCGACAGAGCAAGCGCGTACAGGAAAAGTTTAAAGATGCTGTACGAATGTCTTACCAAAACAACGAAGACATCGACACGCTTTCTCAGCGTATACGTGGCTCCTCTGCTAACAACTACAAAGACGGCATAATGAACTTGTCTAAGAACCAAGCTAATACGTTAGCTCGTACTTCGATTTCATCTGTATCTAACAGGACTCGTGAAGAGACCTACTTAGCCAACTCAGATGTAATCAAAGGCGTCCAGTTCTTGGCACACCTTGACTCGAACACAACTGATATCTGTAGAGCTTTCTCTGGAGACCAGTGGTTGTACGAAGATGGTGGATATAGAAACATTGAGGGTGGACACGAATATCGTCAACCTCCTCTACACTTTAACTGCAGATCTACTATGCTTCCATTGATGAAGACTAGTGCTGAGTTGAAGTTAGTTGTCCCTGAGAAGTGGGCAAGAATACCAAAAGATAAACGCAAGACAGTGGGTAAGAAACTTGGACCTAAAGTTTGTCACAGTCCCTGTACATACAGAGATGCTGACGAATGGTTGAAGTCTCAAGATAAGAAAGTTCGCAAGCAGGTGCTTGGGTCAGACAAAGCAGTTGAAATGTGGGAAGCTGGCAAAGTAACTATGAGCAGGTTCGTCACCCAGAAGGGAAGGACGAGAACACCTGATGAAGTAGCGAATCTGTACGCAACCAAGGAACTTGTTCCTGAAACTGTACTGAAACTTAAATCTACTGACAAGTTCGCAGCTAACGCTGGAGCTTCTAAAGAAGCGAAGGACAGACTTGCACAAGTTGAGAAAGGAAAGTTCTTAACCCTAGAAGGAAAGCTCCAAACAGGTAAGACAGTGTCACAATCTGACCGAGACCTTATGGGCTACATCCTAAAGAATGCTGATCCAACCGAGTTCGAATACAACAAGGGCTATGCCCCTGCTGACTTCAAAGACTTTTTGGGCAACAAGGGTAAGCGACTAGCTTTCTTCAACCATACAGCTAAGAGATTCGAGAGAATCGAAGGTCTACGCAAAGGCGACTTGTCGCTTAGATCTACAAATAAACTAAACGAGACAGAGAGTCTAGTATACGATGAGATTGTTTCCAAGATTTCTAAAGACACAAAGATTAGCTCAGCAAACCGAGAGGTATTGTTAGAGATATTCGAAGAGTCTAAAGATATCGTAGGAACCAAGCGAAGTATACCTATGCTTGAGTCTTTATTAACATTAGCAAGAAGCGACAACTTCTCCTTCATTGAAGGCGACTTTGTAGGCTATATGAATAACTCTCTAAAGAACTCTGTGAACTCATACTTCAGCAGGTTAGTTAGGATGGAGATTCGTACGACCGACAGCTTAGAGAAACTGAAGCGTTATGCCTTAGTCTCTGAGTCTGGAAAGACGACAGCCAGAGCTAGGATGAACCAAGACAAGAAGCAGCTATTTGAAAAAGCTCCTACTCTTGCCGAATCCAACTTGTACAAGAAACGCATAACTGCAATAGGTCGTAGAGACTTGAGATCATTCGCTGGAGAGACTCCAAACGAACTCAACGTAGACTTAGGCTTATCTTCAAACGAAACCCTGTCCCTCTATTTCGGAGTGCTACAGGATGGAGTTAGGATGCGACCTTCCAGCATTACCAAGTTCGGTACTCGAGTGCAATCCAAAGAAGTACAGTTCGTTATATCTAGAACAATTCCTGGAGACAAGGTAGTTCTTACTGACGCGATTCTTAACAACAAGATGTTTGCTAAGTACAAAGATAAAGTATTTTCAGGTAGAGGATTGCCACCAGAACTCAGAGATGAGTTAGGTATGATACTACAAGACGCTCAACTATACCAAGACGCTAGACGCTACATGAAAGGCAAGTTTGAAGTACCTGTTGGAGAGATGCCTGACGTGTTCTTAAGAAAAGAACTCGACAAGTTTATAAACTCTAGCAGAGTGCCATCGATATCAGGCTCAACAGCTAAGATCGACAAACTGTACAACATGAATGCAGCGAAGAGAGTTAAGGAGCGAGAGCGTAGAGCGAAGAAAGCCAGAAAGACATTGGGCGGTGAAGGTGCGTTCAGTAGGCTTTTGAGAAGCGAAGAATCAATAACAAGAAAAGTAGATGTTAGAGATACTCGACGTAAAGCAGGAGAAGATTGGGAATTAGAGTCTGACGGCCCTATCCTTAGATCAACGAATGATTTAATAGTTAAGAGTATTGAGAATGACTACCGTAAGCCTAGCTCACCCTTCTTCAAGGAAGCTAACTTACTAAAGAATGATGACCCATTAGAACTGGCACGACTAACCAACGGAGTTGCGTTGTCGTCCACTCAGAAGGGTTCAATGTATATCCAAGCTGTGAAAAAGCTAGGTGAGCGATACTACTACAAGTTTCAGAATGAACTTATGCCAGACGAAGATGATGCTTTACGGATAGGTAACTATCTGATGAACTCTCTCGTTAAGACTGGCAATGTCAAGAGATTGAAATCTGTACAACGTGTCAAAGTAGACTTCCAGATGAAAGACGTTACTTCATGGGTTCTAAAGGCAAACAATCCTGAATGGGAAACTTTGTTATTAGAGAACAAGAAGAACTACGACATCGATGGTCTGCCTAGATTCGAAGCTCCTAAGTATGGCAGAGGAAAGCTGACCCATGGTATCTATGAAGATACTGGAGAAGCTGCTATCCGTGGTTCCGATAAGGACTGGGTAGAACTGCAGTACAGGAACGGAAAATCTAAAGCTTCACTTGATAACTTAGACGCAGAAGCAGGAACACCGATACGAGTCAACGGCTACATCTACGATGTGCTGTCCAAACTCAGAAGTAATGGTGACGATTTTATACCATCGGCTCCCAAGATGAAGACAGATGTAGTAGCACGAAGCAAGCACGATAGCTTCATGCGAGCTATGAACACTGCCCGAGGATTGAGAGACCAAAAGTTCTACAATGGTATGAGCAACGATAAGTATGGACGTACCTACTCCAATGCTTCAGCACTACAATGGCAAGGCGACGACTTCAATAGAGGTCTTATGCTGTTTGACACTTCTGTAGAGCTAGGCAAGGATGGACTCGAACATTACAAGCAAGCGTTTATGAACATCGCAGGATTTGATAAAATACCTCTCAGGGAGAGGAACAGATTGTACGATTTAATTGACGACGATCTTATACTTAAAACCGCTGCTGATCCATTCGGAAACGATTGGTGGAGAACTAAATCTAACTGGATTGAAACAGGTGTCTTCAAGAACTTGCGAGGAGTAGATGTAAAGTACAAAGTACCGAAAGGTGAAGGTGGAACAATGCGGGTTCTTGACGAGATCAAGAAGCTGGCTGTTGAAGCTGACCCCAGAGGTGATGGTGCTATGCAATTCCTAGCTATGATCAAAGAGAGAGCTGAGATGATTGAATGGACAAGAGCTGGCAACAAGCTCAGTAAATTCAAGAGCAGGATTCCAGTACAGATAGATGGAACAACAAACGTATTACAGCACATAGCTGGTATCTCTCGAGATCAGTCAACCGCTTCTGCAGTTAACATGACTGTACGTAATGGTGTGGCTGACGCTTACATTAAGACTCGAGATGCGGTAGAATTATTAGCAAGAACTAAATACAAGGATGACCCTGTCATACGTAAGTACGTATTTGAAGGCATGGCTCACAGCAAGAGACGTAAGTCTGTTAAGCATGGTTTGATGACCAGTCAGTATAACGCTGGCCCATCTACACTAGGCAGAACTTACTTTGACGCACTTCACGGCTACGAAGTTAAAGGAGAGAAGATCTTCGATAACCCTACAGCTGGAGAAGTACTAAGAGTAGGACGACTTATCCTTGAAGCTTCCGAAAACGAGTTCCCAGAGGGATTCAAAACTCGTACTGTATTTAACCAACTGGCTGAGGCTCACACACTCTCCAATAAAAAGGAGATAACCTTACTGACACCTAACCTTGGTAACCCATTCCGTATGACCTACTCAAAAGCAACTACCAGACAGGTAGAGCTGGACGACGGCAATGGTGGAATCATTAGTGTAGAAGTTAGAGTAGAGACCGACCAGATGGACTGGAACAAACAAGAAAGAGCATTCGCACCTAACATTATCCACGCATTCGACGCAGAGCATAAGTCTCTCGTTGTTAACGCAATGGCTAAGCAAGGGGTGAAGGACTTCAGTATGATCCACGACAGCTTTGGTGCACACGCAGGCAATATGTCGCTGATGAAGAAGGCAACGAAAGAAGCATTCATTCAGATGTACAAAAACGAAAACATACTTGAGAAACTATATAAGCACTTTAAGTCGCAAGGCGTAGAGATGGTTAGGTACTCAAGAGATAACTTTGGTCGCAAGATCAAATACACCGATAGTACGGTTCTTTCCAAAGGACAATCCACTCGAGAAGTCGATGGCAGAATTTGGGTAATAGAGGACATTAATAAGAGGGACATTCTTGAGCTAGGTGGTTACGATTTCCGTGACTTCGAAAAGCTTGATTATTTCTTTCATTAAATAAACACCCTTATTTCGGGGAAATAGGAGACCACTAAGATGGCTATTAAATATACATACGATAATGTCGCAGACATTCCAGAAGGTTTTGAAAACCTATACACTCAATCAGACGAAGGTGTTTTCACCATGTCAGAAGTTGAGGGCATTGCAGACAAAGGTAAGTTGAACGAGTTCCGTGAAAACAATATCGATTTGCGTAAGCAGATTGAAGACCACACTGCAACTATGAACGATCTTGAGAGCAAATTCTCAGGAGTGGATCTGGATAAGTGGAAAGAGTTCCAAGAGAAAGAATCAGCAATGGCTGAACAGCAGCGCAAGATTGATGAGCAAGAGCTTATCGACAAAGGCGATGTTGAGACATTAATTGAACGTCGAGTTCAAGAAGTGTTGGCAGCTAAAGAAAAAGAACTTGGCTCGCTACGTGGAGACTATGACGGTAAAGTGTCTGGTCTGCAAGAGCAGCTAATCAGCTACGAGAACCAGTTCAGTTCTCTAGTAATAGATCGAGAGTTAGCATCCTTATCGTCAGAACGAGGAGTAGCAGCATCTGCTGTGGAAGACGTTTTGACACGAGGTCGTGCAACTTTCAAGGTTGAGGATGGCCGACCTGTCGCTTACGACATGGACGGAATGAAAATGTACAGTGAAGATGCTATCACTCCACTTTCCGTTGGAGAATGGTTAGATGGACTAAGTGATAAAGCACCACACCTTTTCAATAAGTCTCAAGGTACAGGCGTAACTCAGCCGACAACAACTTCAGCACCAGACCAAACAAGTGGCACAGCTACTGATATGATCTTGGCAGGTTTGAAGTCATTGCGTTAATAGTGTCAGGGTGATACTAAAATCTATATGCCTAATTTCAGGCTTTTTTAAAAACTACCCCAAAAGGGGCAACAACTAAATAATGGAGGCCATAAATGGCTATTTCAGGATTAACTCTAGGCGCACAACGTGACCTAACAAATGACATGCTTGTTAAAGGCATTATCGATTCAATCGTAACTGTAAACCAGTTCTACCAGCACCTTCCGTTCAAAGGAATCCAAGGCAACGCTTTGGCTTACAATCGTGAAGCAGTTGGTAAAGATCCACAAGATCTAGTTAGTGTTTTACGCACTGGCGTTACTGGTATCAACAAAGACCAACAGACTCACAGCCGTCACTCTACTGAGCTTACCACCATCATTGGTGATGCACAAGTAAATGGCTTGATCCAAGCTGTAGGTTCTGACTACAATGACGCAACTGCTATTCAAGTTGCTGCTAAAGCTAAAGGCGTTGGCCGTAAGTTCATGGATCTTATGATCAATGGTCAAGAAGGTTCTGCTACACGTGGCGTTGTTAACTCAATGGCTCTTACTGGCACTCCTGCTCTAACTGCTTCTAGTGCAACTACTGCTGCTGTTTGGTATGACACTGTAATTCAAGGTGCTATCTTGTCTTCAGCTCAGTCTACTGTTCCT